CAAAGAAGACCGTCCGAAGGGCGATGGAACTCTACTTCAAGAACGGCAACCAGGCGAACGCCACGCTTGAACACGAGCACAAAATCAACGGCTTGCACCTCGTAGAGAGTTGGATCGTAGAAGGAGAGCAAGACAAGTCGCGGATGTATGGCCTGGATGTACCCGTAGGGACGTGGATGGTCTCGATGAAGGTAGAGAATGACGCTATCTGGGAGAAGTTCGTTAAGGAGGGCGCGGTAAAAGGCTTCTCTATTGAGGGGTATTTCGCCAACAAGTACGAACTCGCAAAGGCAACCGTCAAAAAGGACAAGCGATATAAAGAGGGACAGCGCGAATTAGAGCTTCTCTCAGCCGTCGAAATCGAACTCGGACTCGACTACCTCGAAAAAATGCTACGAAGTAAGGAACGACCGCAGTAAACCGTTATTATTTCAAATCCCTTTATAATGTCTATAAAAGAACGCATCTCTGACTTGTTCGAAAAATACTCCGTTCAACTGGAGGTCGAAGAAAAGGAAGAGGAAAAGAAAGAGACTTCTTTCGCAACCGCTACGCTTGACAGCGGGCAAGAAATCCAAACCGACGCGGAAGCCTTTGCCGTCGGTGTTTCTGTTTTCGTAGTAAATGACGAAGGCGAACAAATCCCTCTCCCAGACGGAAGCTATACCCTCGCCGATGGCGTGGTTCTCGTAGTTGTCGACGGTGTCGTTTCTGAGATGCAAGAGGTAGAGGAAGCACCCGCCGAAGCCGCTCCCGAAGCAGTTATCGAAGAGGTAGCAATGAGCCGCGAAGAAATCGTTTCTTTAATCGCTAAGGCAGTTGCTCAAGTGAAAAAAGAATTCAGCTCTCAAATCAAAGAGCGAGACGCGAAGATTACCGAGTTGAGCAAAACAGCTTCAGCTAAAATCTCTCGCGCACCTAAGATGGAGGTAAAAGCTCCTGTCGACATGACCAAGTTATCAATGAAGGAGCGCATCGCCGCGATCCAAAATCAATTCTCTAAATAATGGCTAACGCTGTAATTACTTCAAACTACGCAGGAACCGCGGCTCTACCTTACGTCGCTCCTGCCATTCTCTCTGGCGATACCATTGCAAATGGTTACGTCGAGGTTCTCGAAAATGTCCGATACAAAGCCAACCTCCGCAAGTTTGGCGGTGTTGCTTTGCAAGACGCAGGATGTGAATTCTCAAACGCTAACGGCTCAATGACGTTGGACGAAGTTGTTCTTGAGACAAAAGCTCTTCAGGTAAACGAGCAAGTCTGCAACAAAGACCTTCGTAAAGCATGGGAAGCCGAGCAGATGCGCGGTCAATCGTCAAACTCACCCGCTGACTTCCAAGCGTTCGCCGCTCAGTACGTAGCCGCAAAGGTTGCCGAAGGAGTCGAGCGCAACTTGTGGCAGGGGCAATTCGACTTCACAGATAGCGCAGTAACTGTATCGAGTGGAACTTACACCAACTATCCCGGTATTTGCAACAAAATCGTAAACGCCAACCCAACGGTTGACCAAGCGTTGACGGGTGCAACTGCAAGCGGTACAATCTTGGCGCGTTTAACTGCTTTGGCTGCTGCTATTCCAGACACTTTGGCTGGTGACCCCGACACTAAGTTGTATATGAGCCGAGCGATGAAACAACTCTATTACACAGCTTTGGCTGGTACTGCTGAGTTGACTTTCCACGCGACTGAAGCCGCTAATTTCTTTAACGGTTATGAGATTATCACGCCGGGTGGAATGCCTAACGATACGTTCATCTTCTCTAAGAAGGAGAACCTCTACTTCGGAACGGACCTTTTGACGGATCACATCGAAGCGGCGGTCTTGAACTTGATCGGTATCACGGGTGACGACGTTACTCGAATCATCATGAAGTTCAGCGCAGGCGTTCAGATTGTCGACGCTGGTTCTTTGGCTTTTGCCGCCCGCACATCCTAATTAATCGGGGAGGGGCTTTAAATCCCTCCCCTTAATTCCTCAAAATATGGCTTGTAGTATTACAGTTTCGGGGCGTTCCTTCCCCTGTAAAGATAAAATTGGAGGAATCAAAAGAGTTTGGATTGCTCAATTCGAGGCCGACGAATGGGGTACTATTGCCGCAGGAGTTATCCCCGGAGCGGGAGCAGACGGCGACGGTAGTACTGCCGTTGTATTCAAGAATTTCGAACTCACTAAGAACACGGGATCGTTTCAGCAAACCGTTACGTCTTCCGTTGAGAATGGTACTGTCTTCTTCTCGCAAGTCGTGGAGTTGACCTTGCCCAACCTTGACGCGGAAGTTAATACGGAAATCTACGAACTCATGAAGGGTCGCTTGTCTATCATAATTCAAGACAACAACGATAATTATATCCTCATGGGTCACACGACTGGAGCGGAAGCGACGGGAGGCACAGTAGGAACGGGAACGGCAAAGGGTGACCTTAACGGCTATCAGTTGCAATTCACAGCGGAAGAAGCTATTCCAGCTCCATTCGTTTCATCTACAGACACGCTCCTCACGTTTACGACTGTTTGATTTTCCTTTTTGGTTTTAGGTTAAAAGGACGGGGGAGGGCGCAAGTCCTCCCCTTTTTTATTCTCAAATGATACACCTCAACCCCAATTCAGCCACCGAGCAATTCATCTACCTGACGCTTCAGGAGATGAAAAAAGACCTCGACCCGTTTACCCATTATTTGATAATTTTGGAGAACATGGCAAGCACGGATAAACACGCCTTCGTCGGAGATGTAGAAGTCGACAACGCTCGATATACCAAGATCAGCGTCTACACGAATCAACCTCTCGGAACGGCAAGCCGTGTTCTCTTAACTGAGACGGGGTTCTATACGTATAAAGCATACGGCCAAAACAGCTCAACGAACCTCAATGCTACCGATGCGTCGGTAGTTGGCTTACTTGAGCAAGGGACGCTTAATGTAGTCGGCGCAACAGGTTACACGATCCCAGACATAACAATCCCCGATAACGTCATATATTACGAGTAATGGAATTAATACAACTCAACCAATACCAAGAGCGGAGCTACGCAGAGACTGCTAGCCGCGAAGGTTTCGTGAATTACGGGGCAGACAATCTCTTTCCTCAGTACCTCGTGGATCTCTTTCATTCGTCCGCTACTCACAACGCATTGTCAACAACTATTGCGATGATGATCTTCGGCGAAGGGTTCGACGCTACGAGCTTAGAAGGTCGCCTCGCTTTTGACCAATGGAATTTGAACGACGAACTCCGAAAGGCTTGCCTTGACTTTAAGATTCAGGGCGGCTTTGCTCTCGAAGTTAATTGGTCGCTTGATAGGACGGCTATTGCCAACGTCTCACACTTGCCCTTTGAGAATATCCGTTCGGGCTTTGTCAATGAGGACGAGATCGTAGAAACGTATTACTACTCTAAAGACTGGAGCAATAAGCAGGAAGAGCGCGTCGAAATTCACCGCTTTCACAAGGAGATGAACATCGAGTTTCCTACTCAAATTCTATACGTGAAGCCGTTCTCTCCAGGGTCTTTCTACTATCCCAAGCCCGACTATATCGGATCAATTAACTACATCGAACTCGATAAAGAAATAGGGGTCTACCACATTAACAACATTAAGAACGGAATGAGTCCTTCGTTCTCAATTCACTTTAAGAACGGTATCCCTCCGCAAGAGGAGCGCAATCGAATCCGAATGGATATCGAACGACAACTTGCGGGAGCAAGCAACGCGGGGAAGTTTATCGTCACGTACTCAGACGATCCCGAAAGAAAGCCAGACTTCGAGCCGTTCCAATTGTCGGACGCTCATAATCAATACCAATTCCTTTCCGAAGAAGTTACTTCGAAGATTATGGTCGGTCACCGCGTTACGTCGCCTCAGATGTTCGGGGTCTCCGTACCGGGTAAGTTGGGGGGCGGTGGAGAGCTTGCGGAGGCTTCAGAGCTATTCGAGAGGAACGTCATAGCCCCAGCGAGGCAAGTTGTCACAGAGGCCGTTAAAACGCTTCTAAACGCTTCGGAGATAGAAAGCCAACTTGTAACGCTTTCCTCTGAAGAAATCAACCTCGACGCGAGCCTTGAGTTATTGCTGGAAAAAGGGGAAGAAGTCGAAGAAGGTTGGGAATTGATAGATGAGGTGGAGGTCGATTACGAACTGGAACAGACCAGAGACGCGCTTTTCGCTTTTGCGAGAGTACCAAGTAGCA